CCCGACCGAAGACGATCCGCGAGCTGCTGGTGGCCGTCGGCGTGAAGGCCGACACCAAGGCGTTGACGCGGTTCGACCGGCAGCTGGTCCAGGTCAAGGCCGGCATGGCCACTGCGGCCCGGGGTGCCTTCCTGTTCACGGCCGCGCTGGTGGGCACCACGGCCGCGCTGTTCAAGATCGCCCAGGCCACCGCCACCGCCGGCGACAACGCGGCCAAGACCGGCAAGCGGATCGGGCTCACCGCCGCCGAGGTCCAGGAGCTATCGTTTGCCGCCGAGATCTCCGGCGCAAGCGTGACCGATCTTGAGGCCGGCATGCGCCGGCTGACCAAGACCGCCAGTGATGCCGACCGGGGTCTCAAGACCGCGACCGACGCCTTTGGCGATCTGGGTATCGAGGTGAACACCGCCGCCGGCGAGCTGAAGGCACCACTGGTTCTGTTCGAGGAGGTGGCCGAGGAGCTGTCGCAGGTCACGAACGACACCAAGCGCGCGGCTTTGGCCGCCGAGATCTTCGGGCGCGGCGGCGCTAGGCTGATCCCGCTGTTGTCAGAGGGCGCGGACGGCATCGCCGAGCTGCGAAAAGAAGCGCAGGAGCTGGGCTTCGTCTTCGATGCCGAGGCCGCGGCCGCCGCCGAGGAGTTTATCGATTCGCAGACCCGGCTTCGCAAGACCCTGGAGGGTGTCCGCAACACGATCGGTGTAGCGCTGCTCCCGGTCTTCAACGATATGATCGACGGCTTCGTCACCTGGTTCAAAGCCAACCGCGACGTGATCAAACAGCGAGTGGAGAAGACAGCCTTAGATATCGCCGCGGCGTTCCGCACGGTCGGCCAGGTATTGGTGCGAGTTGATCGGTTTGTCCAGGATCGCATCGGTGGATGGGGGCGGGTCCTGACCGGGGTGCTCACGGTGATCGGCCTGCTGGTGGGCCTGAAGGGCTTCGCCGGCGTCGTCACCATCGTGCAGGCGCTGGTCGCGGCCTTCTCGATCATGGCTGGGCTCGGCATCGCGGTCATGGCCCAGATCGCCGCCGCCGTCGCAATCGTTGTCATTGGATTCGGCCTGCTGTTCCTCGCCGTCGACGACCTGGTGGTATTCCTGCGCGGCGGCGAGAGTGTCCTGGGCGCGTTCCTTGAGCGGTTCGGCGACAGCCGCGATGCCGGCGAGTCGGTGCGACGCGTCATGGCTGCCCTGCGTTCGGTCGGCGAGGCGCTGGAACCGGTATTGGCACGCATCGGCGCCACGCTATCGAAGCTCCTCGCGCCGGCGCTGGCGGCGATCGTGCCGCTGTTGCAGGGATTCTTCGTCGGCTTCGCCAAAGACAAGGCATCCGAGATCCTCGACTTTTTCGAAGGCCTGGCGATCATCCTCGAGTTCATCGCCGATCTGTTGGTGAAGCTCGAACGACTCCAGGAATTGGCGACCTTCGAGACCGTCGGAGAGGCAATCCAGGTCGTCGCTCGCGGGCGTGGCGCACTGGCCGACACAAGGGCTTCGCGAGCTGCCCGGGGCTTCGCCGCCGGTACCGCTGGCGGAGCCGTGTCGGAGCTGATCGGTGCCGGCCTGGCTCGCATCGCGGCACCCCCTGGCGGTGGCGGTACGGTGAACGTCCAGGGCGACACCATTACGATCGACGCGTCGGCCATGACCCCCGAGGAACTGCGCGAGGTCCTCGAGGAGCGCGACCGCGAGAAGCGACGGGCAACGGCGGCGGCGCTGGCCGGGGGTGACGTGTGAGCGTGACGATCATCCGACAGCGCGACGGCCTGGCCTTCACCTGGGACAAGGCCCTGACCGAGCTGTACGAGCCGGCAACCACCGTCACCGTGCACCCGGTCGAGTCCGGCGTGGACATCACCGACCACGCCCAGCCCCAGCCCCTGGCCTTCACGATCCAGCTCGAGCAGACCGAGAGCCCGCCGGCGACGGCGACGGGTCCGGACGGCCCGGCCCGGGTGCGCCAGGCCCTGGACTTCCTGCGGTCCATCGACGGCGAGCTGGTCGACGTCGTCACCACCAGGCTGGGCACCATCACCGACTGCCTGATGCGTGGGTTCCCCCACGAGATCACGGTGCTGCGCAAGCTGCCGGTCACCCTGCGGATGCAGCAGGTTCGGATCGCCACCAGCCAGGCGGTGATCATCCCGCCCGAACAGCCGGTGCCGTCCGAGGTCACGGGCTTCCCCGACGAGCAGGACGCGGGTGCGCAGGCGACCGACGACACCAGCGAGGACCCGGCCCAGGAAGCGCGCGACGTCAGCATCGCCCGCGAGCTGGCCGAGTCGGCGGGGCTGCTCTGATGGGACGGGTGATCAACGGATTCCCCGAGCTGCCCAGCCACACCCAGACGGTGGTCCTGGGCCTGTCCCAGTTCGTCGTGCGCTTCACCTTCCGCGAGCGCACCGGCGCCTGGTATCTGGACCTCCGCACCGTCGACGGCCAGGCGATCATCCTCGGCCGCCGCCTGTCGGTGGACTGGCTGCCGCTGTTCGGCCTGTCGTCGGATCTGGCGCCCGACGGGGTGCTGTTCGTGCGCGGGCCAGACGGCTACGTGCGCGAGGACCTGGGCGAGGACCTGCTGTTGATCTTCTACCCGCTGTCGGAGCTGCCCGCCGCCGCCGCCGAGGAGCAGCCGACCGTCGTGATCGCGCCGTGAGCACGCTGTTCAAGCGCCAGGTGATCCTGCAGCTCGGCACCGAGAGCAACAAGGGCAAGAGCTTCAGCGACCTGCGGGTGGACTTCCGGATCGACCACAGCCGCACCGGCACGCCCAACACCGGCGTGATCGTGGCCTACAACCTGAACGAGGAGTCGGTGGCGCTGATGCAGCAGCCGGGCGCGGTGGTCCGGGTGCTCGCCGGCTACGACGTGCCACACCAGATCTTCAGGGGCTCGCCCGTCCGCAACGGCGTCACCCTCACCAAGCAAGGGCCCGACCGGCTGCTGAAGATCGAGGCCGAGGACGGCGGCCGGCAGCTGGCGCAGGCGCGCCTCAACGTCAGCTTCGACACCCAGGTGACAATCCAGGAGGTGTTCGACGCCGTGGCCGCCCAGCTCGGGCTACCGACCGGCACCATCCGCCTGGCCGACACCTCGATCACCTACCCCAACGGGATCCACCTGGCCGGCCCCGCTCGCGACATCCTCGACCGCCTGGCGTTGTCGACGGGCTCGGACGTGTTCACCCGCGACGGCATCTTGCACGCGATCCCCACCGACGGCGACACCGGGGAGACCGCCGTGGTCTTCAGCGCCGAGCTGGGCAACCTCGTCGGCAGCCCCACACCGAAGGACGACGGCGTGGAGGTGACCGCCCTGCTCGAGCCGTCGATGCGCCCGGGCCGTGCTTTCAGGCTCAAGTCCCGGCGCTACAATGGCGACTACGTGGCCCGGGACGTTTCGTTCGTGGGCAGCAGTGGCTGGGATCAGGCCTTCTACGTGGTCGTCACCGGCAGGGAGCGCGGATGAGTGCACAGGGCGCCGACACCCCCAACGACCTGGACCTGATGAACCAGGCCACCCGCAACCAGCTAGCGCGGGTGCGGACGGTGTTGCCGGCGCGGGTGTTGTCCTACGACCGCGCCACCCAGACGGTGTCGGCGCAGGTGTTGATCCGGTCGGCGTTCGTCGACCCCGAGACGCGCCTGCTCGACACCTACTTGCCCAAGCCGATCCCCAAGGTCCCGGTGCTGTGGATGGGAGGCGCCAACGGCTCGATCACCTTCGAGCTGGCCGCCGGCGACCAGGGGCTGCTCATGTGCGCCGAGCGGTCGATCGATGAATGGAAGCAGACCGGCGACGTCGACAACACCGCGCGCGATATCCGCCGGTTCGACCTGTCCGACGCGTTGTTCCTGCCGGCGGGCAAGGCGCTCCCGGACGCGCTGCCTGCGACCGCCGTCGACGCCACCGCGCTGGTGATCGCGGCCGCGCTGTTGAAGCTCGGCGACAACACCGCCGTCGACTTCGTCGCCCTGTCGTCACTGGTCGATGCCGAGCTGGCGAAGATCAAGCTGGCCTACGACGTCCATGTCCATGGCGGGGTTACTGTCGGCCTGGGCATCACCGCCATACCGACTCCCACGATCCCCGCACTCGCTCCCACCGCAGCCACCAAGGTGAAAGCCAAATGAGCATCGACGTCGGCCTGGACGACAGCGGCGACCTGCCCCAGTTCACCCGCCACATTGCCGGCTCGGCGGTGACGCTGCAGCGGATCCGACTGCGGCTGAAGACGTTCCTGGGCGAGTGGATCCTGGACCGCACCAAGGGGATCCCCTGGCTCGACTTCATCGCCACCAAGCCCGCGCCGGTGGACG